AATAAGGGCATTCATTGCATCATGCCTTGCTTTTGCAGTTTCAAATTGTTGCGCTGCAATTTCCGCTTCAACTTCATTTAAAAGCTCGGCTTCTTCCATTTTCATCTGAGCTTCAAGTTCACGCCTGTTTTCTGATTTCTCAACTATTTGCTCAGATTCTTGCTCCATCTCTTTTTGATGTTTCTCTTTGTTTCTTTCTAATTTTTTATTATCCCTTGAATTTTGTTCATCTCGAAACATGTTATCAATGGCAAGCATTTCGGCGACCATTTCTTTTTGATTTTCAACAACGGAATCCTTAACCAATTCGCCGCCGCTTTTAACCGCTTCCCACGCCCCGGAAAAATCAAGATCGGCGGCTTTTGAAAAGGCTTCAAATGCACTGGCCAACCCAACGCCAATGACATCGCCAACATTTTTAAGGCCGGCTTTTAAAGCTGATGCGATTGTTAGCGTTCCCTTCAATGCTGTTTTAAATGTTTCAACGGCTTCGCCTGAATCTCTTAAATTTTGAATCCATTCAAGAAAATAAACGGCCCCTTTTTTAAGGGTTGGCAATAACTCTTGGCCCATATCATTCGCAAATAACCCAATGTTATCCGTAACGGTTGAAATTAATCCCTCAAGGGTTTTTGATTGTTTTATCATTCCCTTGAAGGCAACGCCGCCCTCTTGGCTTAATGAGTTGAATGCTTTTTCAAATGTTGCAAAATCAACCAGGCCCTTAGATACGGTTTCAGTTACGGCGCTTTCAGCAATCCCCATTGTTTTTGCAATCGCCGGCCCAATTGGAATTGATCTTTCTTGAAGTTGCAAAAACCTATCGCCCATCAATTTTCCTGCCGCCCTAACTTGCCCGAAAATTAATCCAATATCAGAAATGGGCTTTCCAACTGCCGCCGCAACATCGCCAATTGCCTGAAGCTTTGGAACTAATTCATCAGCTTGAAATCCAAATCCAAGTAATTGCTGCGCCGTTTTTGCAATGCCTTCAAACTGAAAAGGCGTTGTTGCTGCAAATTGCTGAAGCTCTTTCACTGATTTTTTTGCTTGATCGGCGCTGCCTGTTAATACCTCAAATTGGGTTGTAATAGATTCAAACTTTTTGGCCTGATTTATAAAGCCTGCAATTGCTCCAGTTGCGGCCCCCAAAGCAACGGTAAATCCTGTTTTTAATGTTTCTTTGCTTTCATTAAATGAGTTTTTAAGCCGATTTTTGATTGATGATGCGGCCTTTGCAAAACTTTTGCTGATGCTGCCAGCAACGCCCTTCATCGCTTTTTTAAATCCTTCAGTACTAGTTAAAGCGGCCTTAAGCGCATCCTTAAACTTTTTTATTTCGCCAGATACTCGGATTTTTAATTCTTTCATTTATTGCTTCCTTGCAAATTGCATCCTCTTTCTTTCTTGGGCCTTTTTAAGCGCAATATCAAATGCCTTTTCTTGATCCCTTGTTAGCTTCATCGGCTTGCTTTTGGGCTTAACTTCATTTTCCGCCTTGGTTTCAACGCCATGAATTGCAGCATGAAAAGTAATATCCCTGTTCAATCTTTTATATATCCTGTTAACACGCCAATTTATTTCATAAAGTGTTAAATCTAAAATATAATCGGTTTTCCAACCGTATTCGCTTGATAATAAATCAAAAATTTCTAACCAATCGATTCGCTCGGATTCTGATTCATCATCTTTTTTTTTACTTCTTTTCCCTCAATGCTATTTTTTATCTCTTTAATTATAGATTTAATCGATTCTCTTTCATATCCAAGAGATTGTAATATTGCGCCATATAAATTAAAAAGATCATCAACCGATTCAATCATATGCGCCAACAATTTAAATCCGCCCATTTTTGTTTTTGTTTCTTTTCCAGTTAAAACATCAATTTGATTTATTTCTTGAATTTTAAAATGCTGCCGGCTTTCATTGTTCATTAAAAAAAGAGCTATTTTTGAAAGCCCTTCATCTGAAAATTCTGATAATTGATTTTCAACTGATCCAATCGCCTCTTCCATTTCTGCATAAATCCTTGGCGTACATGCCCTTAATTTAAAGCTTAATTCTGGATGCCCCTCAAAGCTAACAGTTGAGGCCTGCGGAAATAGATGTTTAATTTCAGTGTTGGCTTTTTCCATTGATTCATTCCTTGATATGATTTTATGATAAAAAAGATTATATTATAAGAGAAATAAAGTCATGACAAAAACAAGAAAAAAAGAGCTAACAGAAAAGATCGAAATAAGGGTTTCAGAATTTGAAAAGAATCGCCTTAAATGGCTTGCCCAAAAATACGCCGGCGGCAATGTGTCCTTATACATGATTTATCATGCAATGAATGCTGAGAGAAAAGAAATATCCCCTGAAAATATATCTGAATATTCCAAAAGAAGAAAAAAGGGCGAATAAATCGCCCCTTTTATTAATAATTAATTTTTATTTTATGCAGTTGTTGGCGTAATATGTCTAACTTTAAAAACTCCATCTTGAGCGGAATCATAAAGCATTTTAACAGTTACTTCGGCAGGGGAATAAGCGTTTCTTGCCATCCCAATTGGAAGCCCGGCAGCTTGGCATCTTAATGCATCGATTTCAAACATCTCACCAGTTTTTTGCTTGGCGGCCATTACGATTGCGCCAAATTCTGGAAAGTTTTGATCTGCCAATTTGCCAACTGTAACATCCATTGATGCAGTATTTGGCGGCCTAACTTCAAATGTTGCAGTGTCCCCAACCGCTCCGGCAGTTGTTAAATCAATTGATCCTGATCCGCCTGTTAGCTCAAGCCCAAAATTTGGAATTGTTACGGCAGCGCCGGTTGAAATAGTTAATGCGGCAGATGTAATTTTTAGAGCATCATTTTGAAATGCCCCATCGGTTCCCCTTCCAATATCAGCATCGGAAGAAAAGTAAACATCAACCGTTGTTGTTGAAACAGCTTTAACAACGTATTTTCCAAATTTTAAATCAGATTCAGATCCAGATTTGATTCCAACTGAAGCAATACCAGTTGATGCATTAACAACCGTTCCAAGCTTATCAGTTAAAGTTGTTACTGATCCAGATGCTTCAGCACTGTTTGCCGTTGGGGCATTTCCTGCGAAAAGCGTAAAAACAAAATCAGGATATTCAGAAAATGATAAGCTCATTTCTGCTGTCATTTGGCCAATCTCAGATGACCATGAAAACTTATTTGATCCGCCTTGAAGCTCAATAACTTCAGATGTTAATGAAAGACTTGAGTTTTCCAAAACTCTTAACTCTCCATAAAACAATCCATCAGTTCTTGAATATGGTGATACACTGTGGATGCCAAAAATTGATCTAGGATCTGATAATGCCATTTATTACTTCCTTGTTATGGTAAATTTATTTCAATCTCAATCCCAACGGCCTTATAAGATGCGCTTGAATCAAGCGCAACAAATGGAACAACCGTTGATCTAGTTACATTTATTTTAATACCAAATTTATTCAATTGCCAATTTTCTTCAAATATTTCTTTTAATGCCCTTGAATACCTAAACATGATTTCATTGATGGCATCTCGGCCATTATCACTAAGTAAAATAACAACTGAAACAAATATTTTTTCAGATGATTGATAACCGATTGAATCCGTTTGAATATCCTCAATCCCATATACAATGAATGGATCAAAATTTGCCGCATCATCATTCATGGATTGCATAAAATAGGCATTTGAATCAACCGTTGGCAGGGTTATGCCATCGCCTTTTTCGGTTTCTAGGGCCGATAATTTCGTATTAAAATTGCTTGATACAATGCTTTTAATTTCCGCCAATACATCTTCAAAATCATGTTTAGCCATTACTGAAATCCTTCCCTTCTTTTCCGCTTGTTACCTGATAAACCCAATCTTCCATTAATTTAACCCAATTTTCAAGCCTTTGATTAATGAGCTTTGGGGCAACTTGCTCCGCCCCAATTAATGCAAGCGGCCTTGCAGGCATTTTTTTAGTTCCAAAATGCAAATAAGATGCATATGGCGTTGATGTTCCAAGCTCCAATGCTTTTTTATTTATAATCCTGCTAATGGATTCGGGGCTTTGGGGGCTTGTCATTGATTCGGCAAGCCTTCCGCTTGCTCTTAATATTGGATAAGTGAAGCCATACTTTGCTTCCTTGATTATTTTATATTTAGGGCTTAAATCCTCATATTTACCCGGCCCTTTTCGCCGCTTATCAAATATTGATCTGTTTGATTTATACCATTCACGAGTCATTAAGGTTAACGGAACGGTTAAATCTTCAACTTTTTTTGATGCTTTTAAAATGGCCTTTGTTAGCCTTTTTTCTGGATCGCCCTCAAAATTTATCACCATTGATCCTTAGATTGATCAAATGCCCTTGTTACGGTATTTGATCCGGTATAACTGGCAACGCCGCCAAGTGAATTGGCTTTTGTTGCATCGGATAAAATCAGCTTTTTATCAACAATCATTTGAAGTTTTTTCTCAGCTTCGGCCATCAAATCCCTGACCATGCTTTGATCGCCCTTTGCTGTAATGGATTTAACCTCAATTATTCTTGAAATCCTTTGGGCAACTAATCCAATTGATATATTCTTGAGTATCTTTTTTGATGCCGTTCCGGTTACAGGAACTTGATAAATAAGGCCAATTCTGCCATCAATATAAGCATCGGACTGATCAATCCATTCTTTTATTTTCGTATTTGTTATTTTTCCGTTTGATGTATCAATGCTTTTAAATTCATCAATTACATCTTGATCAGTTGCATATGCCATTATTAAACCTTTGAATTTTCCATACTTTGCGAAGCTAAATTTGGAACAATTATTTTAAATGTATCCCTTTGCTCTTCCCCATTTGAATCAGTAAATGAAATTTCAACATCAAGCTTAACATTTGGCGTTGCCGTTCTAACAAGCGTAACCGAATAATATCCGTTTGCATCGGTTGTTAATACTTCATTTACATTATGCCAATTTCCATTTGAAAAGAATCCGCCATTTGACTTGATTTTAATTGTTGCGCCGCTAACTGCCGCCGAATCATCATAAACATATCCATAAATTGCGCATTCGCTTGGCGTTGTTGCTGCCACAAATAAATTATAATTTAGTGAAATCGTTTCAAGCGCCAATGTCTGGCTTTCAGTTGATCCATCATTGGCATGCAAAAATGCCCTAATTTGAACGGATGCCGAATCGGGATCAATATCAAGAGATCCGCCGTTAATTGCCGCCGTAATTTCTGCCGCCGTTGATGCCTGCGCATATGTTCCATCGCTAACTGCAAGCGCCCCCGATAAAATATAATAATCAGATCCGCCATGAACAATTGTATATTTAACTTCATCATCAGTTGCTTTTGATGCCGTTTCAGTAATTGCCAAAAGCTCAGTTGCCCCAAATGTTGCATTGCTTAAAATCCAAGGATTGTTTTCGCTGTAAATTGCAATCGATCTTGGGATTTCATCAGAAAAATTGGCGGTATGTTGAACAGAATCAAAAAATTGCCAATCCCTTATTTCTCCAGTCCACAAATCAGTTCCATTTACTCCGGCTCCAACTCTTAACCTGTTTAATCCGGTCTTATCATATGTTAAAACCGTTGTTCCAGTTGATCCGATTTGAAGCCCATCGACAAATAATCTAACCGTTGATCCGCCTGCATCAAATTGCCAATTCAATTCAATTTCAACTTCCACGCCGGCAGATGCCGATAATGCGGCGCTTAAGCTCAATGGGCTTGCCCCTGCATTATTCCAAGCGGTTAATGATAATTGGCCACTTGTTAAGTGAACAAGCTGCATTCTGTTATTGTTATTTGATCCATTATCAATGGAAAATAAAAAATTATTTGTTGCTGGA